GGTTTACAGCTCAAGCATCAAATGGACATTGATGAGCAAGTGTATATTGGTGACTATTCCACTGGCGACACTGGTCTAGTTAACAACAGCTTGGTAACAAACGTTCAGCCTGTAGTTGCTGGCGCTTCTACCTTCACACAATGGTCTAAGAAGACTCCTGACGAGATCCTTGCTGACGTTAACACTGCGTTGACATCAGTATGGCAAGCCTCTGCATGGGCAGTCATCCCAGGTCGTTTGTTGTTGCCACCAGCACAATTTGGTTACATCTCAACAGCTAAAGTTTCTAATGCTGGTAACGTGTCCATCCTCAAGTACATCCAAGAGAACAACCTCTTGACTACTTCTGGTAAGGGCAAGTTAGAGATCTTCCCATTGAAATGGTTGATCGGTGCAGGTGTAGGCGGTACTATCGGCACACTCGGTACAGTTGACCGTATGGTAGTTTACACAAAAGAGAAGCAACGTGTTCGTTACCCAATGACATTGTTGCAACGTACTCCAATCCAGTACGACTCGATCTACCACAAGACTACTTACTTCTGCCGCTTAGGCGCAGTTGAAGTTGTCTACCCAGAGACCATCGGCTACTTCGACGGTATCTAAACCTTGCAGCTTGAGACCTCTACTTATCACGAAAAGTAGGGGTCTCTTTTTTCTTTAGGAGAATTACCGTGGCTAAAAAAGATCAAGCAACCCAAGTTGAAGATCAAGAATTAGATCAGGCAGAAGTAACAGAGCAAGCTGAACAAGCTGAAGCCCTGCCAGAACAAACCAACGCAACAGAGCAAGCCGAACCAGCGACAGAAGCTGAGCAGCCTCAAGCAGCTCCTGCAGATGAAGCAGTTTACGTAACAGTGACAGTGCCAAAAGCATTTAAACTACGCACAACACATGATCACATTGTTGATTATGCCGCCGGAATCTGCGAGATGCCAATTGAGCATGCTGAGCATTGGTATGCAAAAGCGAATGGCGTTACAATTTACAAGAAGTAATTAAGGAGAGCGATTATGCCGTTAATTCAAGGAAGTTCAGAAAAAGCATTAAAAGAGAATATTGCGACAGAGATCAAGCATGGCAAAGATCCTAAGCAGGCGGCAGCAATCGCTTACGAGACTCAGCGCGCAAACGACGAATACGAACCAACAGTTGTCGAATGCGTGCCTGAGCACGTAACCTTGGCAACGATTAACGAAGAGAACAAGAAATATTGGGCTCATCGTGGTGGTGAAGAATCAAGCTCGGAGGCTTAACCATGGCCAAGCACATTCACATTCATTTAGGTCCTGCGAAAGCACGAGACGCAAAGCAGCACTACAACGAAGGTTCGATGGCTGCGACCAAAGGCGTAAAGTACGATGAGAACCCATACGAGAAGGGTACACAAGAGCATTTAGACTGGTCTAAAGGTCATAATGATCTTCGTGCGAAGCGTGCTAATGATAAAAAAGCAAAAGATGCAGAAGGCTATAACGCCAGACTTGCAAAAAATTTGCCAAGGCGTATTGAGAACTTGATCGCTAAGATTGATTCTTTAGCGCAGCTCAAAGCAAAGCTCTCGGCTGTTTTGCGTGACGCAAATGAACTTGCACCAAAAGTTGACAAGTTGACTGAACAAGATCTCTCAAAAGAGTTGCACAAACTTGACATGGGCTCTATTATTGGGGCTGAAAAAATCCTATGACCAAGCACATCCATATCCACCTAAGTAGCCGTGCAAAAGACGCGAACCCAGATGGCACCATTGGTCCTGATGAGGAGCGTCGCCGCAAAGAAGTCGTAGAGAAAGCTCGTAAACTTAAAGAAGACTTGAAAAAAGAAGCCTATTCAATTGGTGGAAACTTTCGTGGTCCTGGCATCTGGGCTGAAATTCAACGTGTTCTAAAGAGCTAATCATGACCACTCATATTCACATTCATTCAGGTAAAGCAAAAGATGCTGGCATCATCGGCACCCTTGCAAGTGCGCAGCGTGACCTTGCTAGAATTACTGCTGATTTAAAAGCACTTGCTGGCAACGAGCGTGTTCTTACAAACAGATTCTCAGTTGATAAAGCTGCAGGAGCTGCCAGAACCGCATTAGAAGCTGTCGAAGCCGCAATCAAAGCAAATCCACGCTAGGAACTATCATGGCAACTCCAACCCTTGACACGGCAACCTTTAGGCAGCAATTTCCTGAGTTTGAATGCACACAAACCTATCCAAAAGCGCAGATTGATTTTTGGTTAGATGTTGCAGGCCGGTTTGTCGATGGGTCACGTTGGGCAAACTCAACAAACCTAGGGGTTGCTCTTTATACGGCTCATCAAATCGTACTAGAGGCCAAGGCCCAAAAAGAATCTTCTGTCGGCGGCATTCCAGGTCAACAGACTGGCCCAATTAGCAGCAAGGGCGTTGACAAGGTCTCGATCGGGTATGATACTGGCGCAGTAACAGAAAAAGATGCTGGTCACTGGAATCAAACGATTTATGGCACCAGGTTCTACCGCCTTGCTAAGATCTTTGGAGCTGGCCCACTACAAGTCGGCATCGGCTACACTCCCCCATTAAATGGTCCAGGCTGGCAAGGTCCTTTGACCACCCCTGGCTTTACTAACTTTGGAAGCTAATCATGGCAATTCATATTCACGTCCACCGCAAAACAAAAGATACACAAGTCGTGGAATATAAAGGTTATAGAATCCTCGAAACTGTCTTTAATACATGGAACGGAGCCCACGTTGGGCAGGGCTCTGGACTTTTGCCGTACCCTAAAAATTCAGATAAGAAAAATATCAATGAGGTAAAAGCGATCATTGATGATCTCATCAGAAAACGTGATAACGCGCTTGTGCTAAAGAAAAAAGCTCAAGACTTGATGAAAGAAGTTAAACACAAAGAATCTCGAAAAGAAACTGTTACTCCAGCTGAACGCGCAGCAATGGAGAAAGCTGTTTCCTCATATAACAGACTTGGTGCTGTTGTTCGTATGCAGCTTGGTGATTTATAACTCCTAATGCAAAACCCTGCTAAACTCATCACAAATAAGCTGCCCAAGTTACTGGCAGCTTTTGATGCTTTAGTGCAGAAAGATGTGCTTGTTGGCGTGCCTAGATCAAAGACTGCGAGAACAGATGAACCGATCAATAATGCAACCTTGGCTTACATTCATGACAACGGGGCTCCTGCAAATAATGTGCCTGCAAGGCCTTTTATGCGCCCTGGTATTAAACGCGCCACGCCAACCATTCGGGCAGAATTTAAAGTAGCTGCTTCAGCAGTCCTGACTGGCAACGAAGGCTTGGTCAATGCCTGCTTAAACCGAGCTGGCCTAGCTGCTCAAAACGCAATTCGTGGTGTTATCACAGAAGGTATTCCACCACCGTTAAAGCCTGCAACAATTGAAGCCCGTAAATATGGGCGCAAGACAAAGTCTATGCGCAAGGGCGAAAAAGAATACATGAAGCAGATCGCTGAAGGAGCTTCTCCTGCAGAAGCCCAAGCATCTGTTGGCATTACACCGTTGGTCAATACTGGCCAACTTAGAAATTCAATCATCTACGTGGTGAAAAAATAATGGCTCTCTTAGACATGTCAGATGCCCTTCTAGATCCAATGTTCTTAGATACCTTCAAGGTGCTAAGACGTCAGGAAGTTATGGGAGATAATGGCCGGGGTGAAAATGTCATCAGAACCTACAATCCAGTGTACGGAACTGTGACGATGAGTAGTCCATCAGATCTTGGGCGCGACGTAGACTTTCAAGCGACGACAAGAACAATCTCGGTGGTGCTCAAGTTCCAACTCCAATCAGAGGTGACTGGATATCAAGCTGACGTGATAGTATGGCGTGGTGATAATTATGTGGTCCGTCATGTGGACTACTACCCACAATTTGGCGAGGGTTTTTACCAAGCCGAATGTGAATCCATGGATAAGACTGACGTCAACCCAGCTAAGGTAAGAATATGAGATTAGAAGATAAATCAGGCACTGTCCTTAAAACGGGTACGGCCCAGATCCTCTTAGAAAAGAATGATCTTCGAAAGGGCTTCTTTATCCAGAACCTCAGTCCAAGCCATTCGATCTGGATAAACGATCTAGGACCTGCATCGTCTGGTCTAGGTTCAATCAGAATTGACCCAGGTCACATGCATTCAACATTACAATACTACCCAGTAGCTAAGGGCGAAGTATCAATCCTGGGCAATCAGGGAGTTCAATTTACATGCAAGGAGTGGTAACATGGCAGTTCACATTCATATCCATAAGAAGTATAGAGATTCAATGGAAGGCAGTGTATTCCACGCCGGTCAGATTGCTTCAGCGATTCGCTTGCTCGAGGCCAGGAAAGATCTTTCCTCTTCTGAAAAACAGATGCTCATCGCAGTAGTCAAGAGGATGTCACTGTCAGAGGTCTCTAAACATCTTCAAGAGCTCTTAAAGAAAGCCCGCTCAGCTAAAGACTCCACAAAAGAAGAATCTTACACATCCTTGTATCAAATGGAAAAAGCAGTGGCAGCCATGAAGACCAAGGGCTGGTTTGTGGTATCACATGTTAAAAATTCAGATGGTACTTTCACAGTAAAATACCAGCAAGGAGCGGGTACAAGATGAGCAACACTTCGGCAACTGGCGGTTACCTAACACCATCGAGCTCACCAGCTCCATTGGAAGGTGAAGCCCTTGTCGACTTTGTGCAATCTTGGGTTGTAGGAATCACTGGTATGCTAGGCAAAAATGTTAGGCCTCGTTGGCAGCCAGAGTCAACAAATATCCCGCAAGAAGATGTAAGTTGGGCAGCGCTTGGTGTTGTTCGGCGTGAAATTCAGACGTTCGCGTATGAAAAATTTATCCCGAATGAGACCGGTGGATATGGTCAAGTAATTAACCATGAGATCATGCATTTCTTGATTTCATTTTATGGTCCTAATGCTGATCTTAATTCACAGGTGCTGCGAGAAGGCATGTATTTGTCTCAGAATAGGGAAATCCTTAGCCTGAACAATATGGGCTTAGTAGCTTGCGGCGAGATTGTTACGCTGCCAGAGTTGTTAAAGCAAAAGTGGTTATATCGCGTTGATCTGCCTTTTTCAATCCGCAGACAGATTGTTCGTGATTACCCAGTGCTCAATATTTTGTCTGGAGATATCCGGTTAGATAATGAGCACTACATTACTGATATCGCGGTTAACCAATAGGAGAAAAATCCATGACCAGTACACTTCCCATCAATCGATTAGTCAATGCAAGTGTTAACTTAACACCTGCAGGGGCGCAATTTCAAAATCTTTCAACTTTGTTGATTATTGGTTCTTCTACTGTCATTGACACAGTGACACGTATGAGAACTTATACTAGTTTATCTGGTGTTGCTTCTGACTTTGGGGTAACTGCTCCTGAGTACTACGCAGCGGCTCTTTGGTTTGAACAATCACCACAACCAACTACATTAAACATTGGTCGCTGGGCAAAAACCAATTCTGCTGGCGAGATGTATTGCGCATCTTTATCGGCTTCTGCGCAGGCAATGAATACTTGGACTTCAATCCTATCTGGATCGTTCCATGTATCAATCGACGGAACTGGCCATGATGTTACAGGCTTGAACTTTTCAGCTGATGCAAACTTAAACGCAGTTGCTGCAACAATCCAAGCTGCAATTGATTTAATCGTAACTGGCGTGACTGTTCAATGGTCGTCTAATTACTCTCGCTTTGAGTTTGTTTCTGGTACTACCGGAACAACTTCTTCTGTGAGCTTCTTAACTGCTGCAGCTACTGGCACAGACATTAGCGCTTTGCTTGGCGGCACTTCAACTTCATCTGGCGCCTACCTAGTTCCTGGTATTGCCGCTGAAACAGCAATCCAAGCATTAGAGTTGTTTGACCTCCAGTTTGGCCCACAGTGGTACGCAACAACAATCCTTGGCGCATCTGATTCTGACCATCTTGCTTGTGCTGCTTACATTGAAGGCGCAACCACTAAGCATCTATACGGCATTAGTACACAAGAAGCTGCGGTATTGAATTCTTCTGATACAACGAACATTGCCTATCAAGTTAAACAGCTTGGATATAACCGCACGCAAACTCAGTACTCTAGCTCTAGCGCGTATGCAGTTTGCTCTTTGCTAGCTCGCATTTTAACAACTAACTATAACGGCAACAACACTGTTATCACGCTGATGTACAAACAAGAGCCTGGTATCGCTGCTGAAACCTTAAACGTAAATCAGTTAAATGCCCTTGAGTCATTTAATTGCAACGTGTTTGTTGCTTATAACAACAACACAGCAATTATTGAGCCTGGTGTTTGCGCGTCTGGACAGTTTATCGACGTGATTACAGGAACAGATTGGTTAGCGCTTGATATTCAGACTAGCGTCTACAACCTGCTCTACACAACACCAACTAAGGTGCCACAAACTGACGCCGGTAACCATTTGATTGCAACAACAATTGAAGCAGTTTGCTCACAAGGCGTGACTAACGGTTTGTTAGCTCCAGGTGTTTGGAATAGCGGCGGCTTTGGTGCGTTGAATCAAGGTGACTACCTACCTAAAGGCTTCTATGTTTATGCCCCTCCAATCGCAACTCAAAACCCTGCTGATCGTGCAGCTCGCAAATCAGTTGTGTTCCAAGTAGCTGCTAAGTTAGCTGGAGCCATCCATACAGTTGATATCATCATCAACGTTAATCAATAATTAGGAGAGATCAATGACAACATATAGCTTCTTAGATACGCAAGTTGCAATCACCGGACCTGGTGGTTCTATTAACTTAGGTGCTGGTGCAGCAGTTTCAGAAGAAGGTATCACAGTAGAGCCTACTGAAGATATCAACACCATGACTATCGCAGCTGATGGTACGCCAATGCACTCATTGCATGCCAATAAGTCTGGCACCATTACTGTGCGTCTGCTTAAGACCTCACCGGTAAATCAGCAATTGAGCTTGATGTACGCGTTTCAAACCGCATCTGGTGCTAATCATGGCCAGAATACGATTAGTATCGCTAACAGTCAAACTCAAGACGTGATCACATGTCAGATCGTGGCGTTCCGTAAGGCGCCTGCGATTACCTACGCAAAAGAAGCCGGCATGAATGAATGGACTTTCCAAGCCGGTATTATTGATCGTACACTCGGGAGCGGTGCATAATGATTGACCTCAATTGTGGCCAGTTTGATATCGGCAAGCTAACTGTTTTCGAGCAGTTAGCGGTTGCTCGCAAATTAGGTCCTGCAATTCCAATCGTAGAAGGTCTAGTGGCTGATCGAAACGCAGGCAAGGATGTTACCTTGCTTGTCGTTTTATTGCTTTCTAGATTGTCTGATGAAGAGTCAGATGAGATTGTTAAGAAGTGCTTAGGTGTAGTCTCAATCAAGCAAGATACCGGTTGGGTGAAGTTAATGCCCAATGGCGTGTTGATGTTCTCTGAGATTGACCTAGCTACTTTATTGCAGTTGACAGCATCTGTCATTGTGGAGAATCTTGGAAGTTTTTTCAATTCCGCCCTAGCCAGTTTGCAACAAGGGGCGGTGGATCAATAGTACTTGCTCGGATGTCAGGTGAAGAAGACTGGCTTCTTCGACCTGTTCTTCGAGGGATGTGTCAATACGAATCTTTAGTTAATGGGAAAATCAATCTCATAGATATTGCAAAGATGAATGAGGCACTTGATGTAGAAGCAGAGAATCAGGAACGGGTGAGCCATGCAAGGAAGCGCTGAAATTCTTCAGGAGTATTTAGTTAAGCTTGGTTATCAAGTTGATGCTTCATCCTACCTGAAATTTAATGAGAACCTTAACACAACTCAAAAGCGCCTGCTCGGTGTCGGTACAGCCGCTGCTGCAGCCGTCGCAGCCACTGTTGCGGCCACCACAAAGTTTGCTTACGCGACACGAAAAACATTTTTTGAGTCAGGTATTTCTGGCACGACGCCAAACTCAGTAAAGGCGTTCAGTAAAGCTGCAGAACAGATTGGCATCTCAGCAGACTCTGCAGAATCTAGCTTACAATCATTTGGATCTACCTTACAAAATACTCCTGCAATGAAGGGGTTTTTTGAAACAATCACCGGTAGAAAAGCTGATACAAACAACTTAGAAAATTATCTTCGGCTTGTTGAAGCTTTAAAAAAGAAGTTTGGAGATACTGCCGAAGGTAGGGGTGTTGCTGCGCAGTTTGCAGAGCAGTTTGGAATCAGTAAAGAGCAATATCTTTTAATGGCTCAAAATTTTGATTTGCTAGCTGAAAAAACAAGAAGCTACAAAAATCAACAAGACTCACTGTTTAATGAAGAAGATCAACAAAAATTAGCTCACTACGCAAACACCGTAGACAGCCTAAAAAATTCATTCGTCTTTGCTGGTGAAGCTCTTCTATACAAATTTGGTCCTGCATTAGATAGCATCGCATCTAAAGCTGACGCGCAAGTTGCAGGACTATCAAAGTGGGCGCACGGAGAAATTGGATTCTGGGATTGGTTGACAACCTCAGGAGAAGATGCAGAAAAACGCTGGGGTAGTAAGTCCAAGCCTTTAAACGGCCCAAAACCTGAAGGAGCTTCACCTGCTGAAAATACAAGCGAAAACGTAGATAAGTTTTTAAAGGGCATTAAAGGCGTTGAATCATCTGGCGGAAACTACGGCGCAAAAAATCCTCTTTCAACAGCATCTGGGGCGTATCAGTTTATTGATAGCACCTGGCAGTCGTTAACTAAAAAATATGGCGTTGGTCAAGAATTTGGCAGCGCTAAATCAGCACCAAAAGAAATCCAAGACACAGTTGCAAAAAAGTACGCGTCTGAATTACTTCAACAATACGGCGATATGGGCAAGGCGGCAAATGTCTGGTACACCGGAAACCCACAAGGCAAAATGACCTCTGAAGGTCTAGCTGCAAACAGAGGGTTCACGTCAGAACAATATCAAGATCGTTTTAACCGATCATTAGGTGGTGGCGGAAATTCTTCTACTGCAAATAATGTGACTATCAAAAATGATTTTAATGTTACTGGTACTGATGCCCAATCAATCTCAAAGAGCATTGCTATGACGCTTCAACGGCAGATTGGTGATGTAACAAGAAATACTGCGGGACTACAACCATGAGCAATTTTACTGGCTACGCAATTGCCGGCCTTCAATTAGGTCTGAATGCAATTATTATCAAACCTAACCGTCGATTCTTTAATATCAAGAATCCTGATGGTTCTACATTGCAATCAATCAAGGCACAAGCTACCATCAGAGAGATTCATAACGACGAATTGGAAGTCACTGAGCATCCTGTTGAGGTCGGAGCAATGATCTCTGACCACGCGTTTAAAAGACCTGCAGAACTAGTTTTAGAGATTGCCTGGTCAAACAGCCCATCAGGTTTTGGGCCATTGATCAATGCTGGTTTATCTGCAGCCACAGCTGTTGGAGCTACAAATGCATCAGCCAATCGAATTGTTAATGCTGCAGCTATTGGGGTTGCGGCTTATCAAGCAGGTAGCTTAATTCAATCAGCAATGACAGGTTCTGAAGCTAGTCAAATCAATTCGATCTATAAACAACTTCAAACTTTGCAGAAAAATAGAGCACTCTTTTCAATTCAAACTGGAAAACGACTTTATCAAAATATGATCTGCAAAAGCTTAGTTGTTGAAACTGAGGAAAAAAGCGAGAATGCATTATTTGTTGTGATGAACTGCAAAGAAGTTATTCTTGTGAATTCCCAAACTGTTTTGCTTTCTAGCGAAACTCAAGCAGACCCAGGTAAAACAGAATCTACTGTCCCTAAAGGTAATCAAAGCGTCATTCCTTACAGCGACGTGAAGGTGGCATAATCATGGCAGCATACGAAATTCCATTAAGTCCCCAAGCGCAAAGTTTTTCTATCCAGTTAGGCGGACAAACTTATCAGATTTACATGCGTTGGAACAGCTTTTCTAATATTTGGACGATCGATATTTCAGATAGTCAGGGAAATCCTATGGTTCAAGGAATTCCTTTGGTGACTGGAACTAATTTATTAGAGCCTTATCCAGACATGTATTTTGGCGGGACTCTTACAGTTTCAACAGACGGCAACGCTACGGCTGTTCCGACCTTTTCTAACATTGGTACATCTTCGCATCTAATCTTTACCACACCATGACCACTCTTTCAAATCAATGGATCAGAAAGATCAAACTTAGTGTCATCAGCGACAAAGCTGTTATCAATCTGTCTGAATTCAAAATTAAATTTAGCACACAAAATGCTGATGTCGAAGTTCCTGATAATCTGGTAGCTCGGGTTTATAACCTATCTCAAAACACAATTAACCAGATCCTTAGCCGGGATAAGGGCAATCTTCAAAATCTGGGCGAATTTAACCGGGTTATTTTAGAAGCTGGCTATGAGGGTGAAGGCAATTTTGGTATCATTTTTGATGGGACCATTAAACAGCTCAGAATCGGGCGCGAGAACAACATTAACTCTTATGTTGATATCTTGGCTTCTGACGGTGACCTTGGATATTCTCAATCGTTTATCAATGAAAATATCAAAGCCGGTGAGACCCCAAAAGACGCAATGCAACGGATTGCCGATGACATAAACTCCAAAAATGGTCAACCAGCATCAGACCTCAATCAGATGTTTGCTACATGGACTCCCGCTTTCGTTCCAGTGATCAGGGGACAGGTCCTATTTGGAATGAGTAGATCACAAATGAGAATGTACAGCAGGTCACTGGGATCTCAGTGGTCAATCCAAAATGGTAAAGTCGTAGTCACACCATTGACGCAATACGCTTCAAATGAGGTTGTCAAAATCAATTCTGCAACTGGCATGATTGGCATCCCAGAGCAGACAGACGGCGGCATCCGGGTTCGATGCCTGCTAAACAGCAAGATCAAAATTGGTCAGCTTGTGGAGCTGAATAGCAATGATATTAACCAGACCACTAATGCTGTGTCGAATCCTTCACAAATTCTTTATAATAGCCGAAGTGCAAGACAGCCCTTAGCGCCGGTCTCAAAAAACGGAACTTATATGGCTTTTGTGGTCGAGCACGTGGGTGATACCAGAGGTGATGAGTGGTACACAGATCTCATCTGTCTGGCAATCGATTTGACAACTGGCAAGGTGCCTGGAGTTTAAGAATGAACCGGAACGAGCGCTACGAGAATAATACGCTTGCCATCTTAACGGCAATGGAAGGTCACCAGAAAGAAGTCTGGACGGCTTTACCAGGGATCATCCAGTCATTTAATCCTTCTGCTATGACCTGCACAGTAAAGCCAGCAGTTTTGATCCCTCTGAAAGATCCTGAGACCGCAGAGATATCCCAGGTTGAGATTCCTGTTCTATTAGACGTTCCAGTCATTTACCCGTCTGGCGGCGGCTTTACCCTGACCTTTCCGATTAAGAACGGTGACGAATGCCTTGTGATCTTTTCATCGCGCTGCATTGACACCTGGTGGCAAAATGGCGGGTATAAGAACCAGCTACCGCTTTTAAGAATGAATGACCTTTCAGATGGTTTTGCTCTAGTTGGACCAAGATCACAAGTTAGAACTGTCCCGTCTGTTAGCACTAGCAATGTCCAGTTAAGAACTGATACCGGTGAAACTTACGTAGAGATCACAACAGACCACCATATAAACCTAACCGCGCCAGCAGGATCAACAGTTACCACATCAGGAAACGTTACGATTAACGCCGCACAGGTGATTGTTAATGCGCCAACTACAACACTCAATGGAAATTTAGTAGTTAATGGCAGTATCTCAGGAAATGGCGGAACTGGAGGTTCTGGAGTTTCTATTACAGGACCTGTCACAGCCACTGGCGAGGGCACCTTCAATGGACATACTGTCGGACATCACACCCACCCAGATCCTCAAGGTGGCACTACAGGATTACCTACAGGCTAATTATGAAATATCGTCAACTATCTTCTACCGGTGATTACACCTTTGGCCTAGGAGGCGGGAATTTCTATCAGGATGTTCCGGCTGCAGTGGCTCAAGCTGTTATGACCAGATTAAAAGTATTTGAAGGTGAGTGGTTTTTAGACATAACCTACGGAACACCATACAACTCTCAAATTTTGGGAGCTGGCACAATCTCTACTTACGATGCGGCAATTCAACAAGTCATTCTAGATACCCAAGGGGTAACTAGTATCGATTCATACGCCAGCGGAGTAGATCCTACAACCCGAGCGGCTCTTGTCAACTGCACAATCAATACGCAGTATGGTCAAGCTCAACTTGCAATAAATCTATGAGATCACTATGGCCACATATCCACTAGCAACCTTAGCCCCGACAGTTAGCAATTCTGGCATTTCAGCGCCACAATACGCTGACATCTATCAAAGCTTAATTGCAACGTTTCAAAATATTTACGGGTCAGATATTTACGTAGCCCCTGATTCGCAAGACGGGCAATTCATAGCGGTTATTGCAGCCGCAATCAATGACAGCAACCAAGCGATGATAGCAGTTTTTCAAGGTTATTCACCTTACTATGCGCAAGGTACAGGATTGTCAGCTCAAGTTAAGCTTAACGGGTTGACTAGGACAATTGCAACAAACTCATCTGCAACTGGCGTAGTTACTGGCGTGGTAGGAACCATCATCACAAATGGTGTTGTTCAAGATTCCAGTGGAAATCTTTGGAACTTACCGGCATCAGTAACCATCCCGACCGGCGGATCAATTACTGTGACAGTAACAGCGCAACAAGCTGGAGCTATCTCAGCTGTTGTAGCTTCGATCAACCAGATATACAACCCACAAGTTGGTTGGCAGACCTTCTCAAATACTACGCCAGCAGTTGTTGGTGAACCCATTGAAACAGATGCAGCGCTTAGGACACGACAAGCGGCTTCTGTTGCTACGCCAGCTTTGTCTGTCAGGGAATCAATTTACGCAGCAATTGGAGCTGTTAGCGGCGTAAATCGTTACACTGTTTACGAGAACCCAACAGGATCAACTGACGCTAATGGTGTGCCAGCTCACGCGATTGCTTGTATTGTTGAGGGTGGCTCAGTAGCTGATATTACTGCAGCAATCTTTAAGCGCAAGTCGCCAGGCATTCAAACTTACGGCACAACAAGCTACACCCAAACAAGTCCACTTGGTTTGACATCCGTCATCAACTATTTTGTGCTTGGCGAAGTGAACATTTACTTCTCAGTGACAATTAAGGCTTTAGCGGGTTACGTTAGCACAACAACAGCCGATATCATTAGCGCCTTGACTAACTATGTTACGGGATTGTCGATTGGAGAAAGTGTTTATATCTCGCAAGTGCAAGCAATTGCTTCAATGATTGGATTGCCAGAAGGTCAGACTTTCTATATCACAGACTTTAGATTAGGAACAGCTCCAAGTCCAACTGGTACGTCAAATATTCCGATCGCCTATAATCAAGGTGCCAATTGCGCAGCTTCTAACATTACTGTGACGGTGACCTAATGAGCGGCAACGTTACTCCCTACACCAGCTTGATCACGTCTGAATATCAGACGGCTCCTAAATTTATGTCCATGGTGTCAAGTGTTTGCCAAGCATGGGCAGATACTATTGCGCTGGCACAATCAACACCAAGTCTTTATGACATTGATGTAGCATTTGGAGCGCAATTAGACGCAATTGGTTTATGGGTTGGTCTTCCAAGAACCATTCAAACTCCGTTACTAGTCTATTTTAGTTGGGACACTACAGGACTAGGTTGGGATCAAGGTATCTGGTATGGAAATGGACAGCCAATTAACTATTCAGTGACCATGGACGATGGCACGTATAGGATTATGCTTAAGGCAAAAATCGCAGCGAATCAATGGGACGGTTCTACTGAGCAGTATCTGGTTGATTTTCAAGAGGTGTTTTCAGGAACTGGCATCACAATTACATTTGTCGATAATCAAAACGATACGATCGACGTTTACTTTTCAGCTAAGCCATCAGCATTACTAATTGGCCTGCTTCAAAATGGATATCTGCCACTTAGACCGGCTGGTGTCCTTCAAACTTTCCACTTCCCACCATAAGGATTAGATTATGTCAGGTACTAATCAATTTTTGCCGTTTGCCACCCAATCAGGTGCAAATACGCTCACACCTACTGCTTACGCAGCTTTAACAACTGTCGTCGGTCAAGGATTTCAACCAGGTCTTGCATCGTCTCAGCAAGCAAATACTGTTTGGCGTCAAGCGACATTTGTAGCCGCTGCAGTTGCTCAACTCATTGCCAATGACGGAAACAACGCAAACGATGATGGCAACTTAAGCGGGTTTGTTACTAACTTAACAACTGCCATTAAGAATATCTTTGTCCCATCTGGTACAAGAATGGTTTTCGCCCAGGCAGCTGCACCAACAGGTTGGACGCAAGATACTTCAGACACTGCAAACAATCGTATGATGAGAGTTGTTAGTACAGCAGGCGGTGGTGTAGGTGGTAGCGCAGATCCTACAATCATGAATGTTGTTCCATACCATACACACGGATTTACAACAGGTGGTATGAGCGGAAATAATCCGCATAGCCATGGTGTATATGATCCTGGTCACGCTCATTCACCTTTGCATGGCACTCAATTTATAGTTCAAACAAACTGGGACGGCAATGGTGGTAACTTAGTTGACGGCGGTGTAAATGCTAGCTACGACGGAGGTGGTACCACTGCTGGTGCTGCAACAGGCATTGGCATATATAATACTGACATCAATCACTCCCACTCAGGTGGAACTGATGGCGGCTCTAGTCAACAAAACTGGTCTCCAAGATACGTTAATTTAATCATCTGTCAGAAAAACTAAGGACTGAAAAATGGAAATTTCCACTACTGGATATCAATGGGGTACACATAACCAATATATTGGTGAGTATCAAATTGTCCATCAAGAAGATCAACCAATTCACATGCCTCCACACACGACGCTTATTGCACCTCCGACAATCCCAGAAGGTCAAGAGGCGATTTGGAACGGGGAAGCTTGGACTTTGACAGGGCCTGCCGCTGAACCTGAAGCAGTTGAAGAATCTGCGCAAACTGTTGAGGAGCCAGCAAGTGGAAACTAAAACAGTTCTTACTTGCCCATTAGGCAGCAAGTGCGAAGAAATCAAAAATAATCAGATGCATCGCTGCATTTGGTTTACGAAGTTAGCTGGTACAAATCCAAACACTGGCGAAACTGTAGATGAAAATGGTTGCGCAATGGCCTGGCTACCTGTTCTTTTGGTAGAAAATTCTCGTCAACAAATGAGCACAGCGGCAGCTGTAGAATCATTTAGAAACGAGATGGTTGATGCAAATCAAGCAAGCAGACAAGTTTTTCTAAGCGGATTATCAGCCCTTCCAATGGCTGCGCCATCCAAAGACATCAACGAAAATTAACAATAGGGAGAGTAGTATGGATTCGGCAATCATTGGTGTAGTGTGTGCAGTTGTTGTTGGAATTATGGGCTATCTGCTAGCTAAAAAAGATGCTGCGCAAGAAGCTCAATTAGAAGATCTCTATAAGAAGCATGAGGCAGATGCTTCAAAGTTGCAGACGTTGGAGGTAAAGATTGCTGAGAATCACTACCCAAAGACTGAAATCAATGCGATTGTTGAAAACTTAAAAAAGTACTTGGACGACCGCTTTGATCGTATTGAAATGATGAGTCGTCCAAAATGAAACTTTACGACAACTGGAAGACAATCGTCAAAGAAGCATGGTCATTAAGATTCATGGAATTGGCGGTTATTTGCGAGGTCGCGCAGGTAGTTCTTCCAATGTACACTGATGTGATTCCAAGAGATGTCTTTACGGCTCTTATCATTCTTGCAGTTGCTGGCGCGTATGTCTCTAGATTGGTTCGCCAACAAAACGTATGAGTCTCACAGATAATCAACGCCGGATCATTGCAGCAACTGCCATAGCAACAGCTTTAGCTGTTCCTGCAGAAGGCTTACGTCAATACGCGTACGACGACACAGGCGGCATCTTAACCGTTTGCCGTGGTCACACTGGTCATGACGTTGTCATCGGGAAGAAGTACAGTCTTGCTGAGTGTGATCAATTCATGAATGATGATATGAAAAAAGCCGTTGAGATTGTAGAGCATTGTGTGCCAGGGCTTCCAGCAAACGTCTTAGGTGCTTTTGGTGATGTTACCTATAACGAAGGAAGAACTGCAGCCTGTGACACCTCTAGATCAACTGCGGCGCGTCTTTTAAAAGCCGGTAAACTTAAAGAGGCATGTCAGCAGCTTCCTAAGTGGAATAAGGCAAAAGTTGGTGGCAAGTTAGTTCCGCTGCCTGGTTTAACAAAACGCAGAGCTGCTGAAGTAGCTGTCTGCATGGAAGGACTATCATGAGTCTAATCGGAGATGTTGTAGATACGGCATCGGGTGGCATGTCAATCTGGGTAAAAATTGGCGCCATACTGACTGCCATTGCTTTAGTCATTGCTGGTCTTTACGGGACTGCAAAACACTTTGAAAACGTTGGCTATCAACGACGGATTTCTGAAGAGCAGGTGCAAGGCATTAAGGATCTAAAAGCCGCCGCAGAAAAAACAAAAGAACTTCAACACCAACTTAATGAGGCCCAAAATGAACTCAACATTCAAAAGCAAAAGCTTGCTACTCTTACTAGTACTAACAATCAGCTTACTAGCAAGCTGCGCGAATCAACCGCCAAGTACAACCTTAATCTGTCCTACTATTCCAGACAAGCCCTCGAGAAGCGAGTCGAAACCCTCACAACAGTGGTCACAGAGTGCACAGCAGAATATTCAGCGTTGGCAGGACATGCTGACACAACAGAACTAGATCTTCAAATGTTTGATAAGAGTTGGCCAAAATGAGTGATATTGCAGACGACGCAGAACATGAAATAGAAGCGGTCATTCGAGCCGCCAGGCTCCGAGCCGCTAAGCCTATGCCAAAAGGCGAGCCTGGTGAATGCGAACTCTGTGGTGAATACTCACCAAGACTGGTCTTTAATGTATGCGCACCATGTAGGGATAAATACCACCTAAAATAAAGGAGTTCTATGCCAGGTTACATAGTAGATGATGAGTCATTCATCAAGTGTTGGAATGAATTAAAAAGCGCCTCGGCAGTCAGCAAAGCTTTAGCAACTGACATTAGAGCAGTTTATTTTAGAAGACGCTCGCTTGAAGTTAAGTACGGCATTAAGCTTGTGTCAAAGAGTGGGCCAGGTAGGCCATTTGAAATTATCAAAAAGATCGAACAGACTAATGGCCATGTCCGCCGCGGGATGGACATTAAAAAGGGTCGGGTTGTTGTATTCTCTGACGCTCATTTTCAACCAGATGAAGTCACCACTGCGTATAGGGCTTTGCTAGCGGTCCTTAAAACATTTAAGGGCGAGATTAAAGCAATTGTGGCTAATGGTGATATCTTTGATGGTTCACAAGCTTCTAGGCACCCACGAATTAACTGGTCATCAACACCAACTGTCAAAGAAGAACTAGAAGCCTGCCAGGAATTCATGGGAGGCATCGAGAAGCTTGCAGGAAACGCTGAACTGATCTGGTGCTTAGGTAATCACGACGCTAGATTTGAGACGTTCCTGAGCAATTCTGGTGCAACCTCGTATGAAGGTGTCCAAGGCTTTACATTAAAAGATCACTTCCCATTCTGGAAGAGTTGCTGGAGCTTTTGGGTAAATG